AGCCCGCGCCGAGCCCATGTGCTCTTGTCGTGCACGACGCCAACCAAGTTGTTTGGCATCTGGAACTCTTCCACCGCGCTGGCGATGCAGAATGATCCAGCTTCGAGGACACCATCGACCCGGACGCTTCGACCGATGTGTGGATCTTGGCTGATCCGAAAGTCGATGCTCTGCTTGATCGTGATATCGTATCCTGCCTCGCCTAGGCCGTGCGACACGCCATGCTCGCGCTCTTTGCCGCTAAGCATGTTTTTGATCGGGGCTGCCAGCAGCAGAGATGCTCCGTTGACGATCATTGAATTGTCTCCCTGTTAGCCTTTCGGTCCGCCCACTCCGTGTCGTTGACGTCGTGGACGAGCTGGATCAGCATCGCGATCAGATTTTCGGTCGTGCTCATGTCGTTGAAATAAACGACGGTGCCATGGGTCCGAAAGACTTCCTCGGCGTCCATCACAGTTTTCTCGCCACCGTAAACCGGCGACGGCGGCAGCTTCGACATGAATTCTTCAACTGGCTTCGATGGCGCGATGGCGAAGAACGGCATCATGCTATCATTCGTCTCGCTGCACTTTGACACCCCAACCGTGAATGCAACGCCACGGTTTCCGACTACGAACACGCTCATTTACCCGGCTCCAGATGTGCAGTTGATACGCCGTTGCAGGTGTCGATGCGCAGGACATCTAATCTGCCAAATGTTGCGCCAAAGTCAGCAACTTCCCTTGAGTTGTATGGTCCACGCATTTTTCCGGGGTAACGGTTAAACCAAACACTCGTCACGACTGGCGCTGGTTTGCCTCGGTAGACTGTATCACTAAGCCAACTGGGGGGGGCGGCGTCATGCCACGACCCAAAGGAAAAATATTCCCACCCATGCGGCCAAGCCTCTAGTGCTGCTCTTTCCTCTGGTGTCAGGTGCATAGTCTGAATAAGGTTTGTTGTTGGGTGCCAAGTCATGCTCATTTCCTACCAATTGAGTCTGTCTAGTGGGCGCGGCTCGCCCGTGTGCTCTGATCGTTCCGCCAAACATTCGCGGCCTGCCTTCAGGCTCACCATGTGCGGAGCCACGCCGGACTGCGACATGCCGAGATATTCCGCCACTTCCTTCTGCGTGCACTGGAAGCGAAATACCTTGGTGATTGCGTGCCAGACGCGATATCGGGTGACGCTACTTTTCATCTTGCATCTCCTGTACGAAACGCTCGATGCCCTCCATGGCGGCGTTGCCCTCGATCTTTTTGTTGATGGTGTATACGCGAAAGGTGCCCTCATGCTCGCCCCGGCCCTGAACCGTCACCATGAACCCACCGCCCAAGGCCGCATCGGCCGTCGCATCACACAAAACTCTTTTCATGTTTTCCTCTTAAAGCAATCTCTGAGACATTAAACGCAAATCAGATACTGATGTCAAATGCCATATAGCGGTTTTTCATTTTCATTTCCGGTAAATTTGCGCTGGTCATCGAGATCTGCAAGGCGCTCTGCGGCGCGGGTCAGCATGCCCACCGAACGCATGTGGTTGAGCGACATCGACACGGTGTCGACGAGGTCATCGTGCTTGCCCTTCGGGAACACGCTGCACTGCCGGATCACCTGCTCGGCCCAGTCCTTGTCCGGGGCGTAGATCATGCCCTCGCTGAATAGGTGCTGGATCGAATACAGGCGCGCCGTCTTGTCGAGGCTCTTCGGATCGTACATCTGGACCGAGAAATCTTCGTGCCCAAATAGCCGCCGCATCTCCTGCGCCACGCTGTGCCCTGCCGCCTTGTTTTCGATCAGCAGCCGGTCGACGCGCAGGCGCTTGCATGTCGACGCGACTTTCTCGGCCAGATCGTGCAGCTCGAGCTTTACCTGCCAGCCGTACATCAGCATCACCTTGGGCACCGCCCCGAGGCTCTCTGACTGGTAACTGGTGCTGATGTCGATTGTGCGGCCGTACCGATCCACGGATCGCGTTGTGGCGCTGTCTGCGGATGCTGAGAACACGCCCCACACGGTCAGGGCGCTATAGTCGTTCTCTGCCTTGGTCGTGTAGGCCGTATCGAGGGATGCCACGATGAATTCGATTGGTGGGTATTCCGGCCGATCCCAGAGCTGCCACCATTGGTCCTTGATGATGCCGCCGCCACGAGGCTCGGGCTGCTGCTGGAACTGCCCAGCGCTCGCGTACGGGCCCATCACCTTTTCGTCTCGGGTGACCACGTCGAGCGGGAAGCGGTCGGGAAACAGCAGCTCGTCCTGATCCTCGCGCGGATCCTCATATCCAAGCTTGGTCGGCCGCGCCCTCAAAGGGTCATACTTCATCGGCAGCATGATGTGGTCATAGTTTAGGCCGCGCGACAGGATCGCGCCGGAGACGTCATCTTCATGCAGGCGCTGCATCACCACCACAATTGCCGAGCGGTCTGGGTTGTTTACCCGGGTTGGGACGGCCTCGAGGAACCATGTTAGCGTGCTGTTCCGCTGCGCGTCGCTGTTGGCGCTGTCGACGCTGTGCGGGTCATCGATGATAACCCTGTCGCCCCGCGCGCCGGTGATCGACCCTGCCGCCGTGGCCTGCCGAAAGCCTGTCGCTGTGTTTTCGAACTTGGTCTTCTGGTTCTGGTCGCCGGTCAACTGGACACGGTCGCCCCAGAGATCCTTGTACCAGTCTGACGTGATCAGGCGGCGCATGCGCAAACCATCACGGATCGCGAGGTCTTGGCTGTGGGCGGCGCACACATAGCGCATGTAGGGCATATTGCGCGGGCCCCACTCCCATGCAGGCCAGAACACCCCGATCAGCAGCGACTTCATGGTGCCCGGGGGCACGTTGACCAGCAGACGGTTATACAGGTCGCCGTTGTCCAGCACCACGTTGTCGGTGATCGCCTCGAGGTGCGCGCAGATGAAGTCGATGTGCCACCCGTGGACATATGGCTGGCCGGGCTCGATCACGGACCACGCGCACCGGACAAACTCAGCCAGCGAAAGTTCACACTTCCGCTTATTGACTGCGCGCATCAGCTTTTCGGGGTTATAGGCAACCGGAAGCTCAATCGTCCCCATTGGTCTGCATCGACTTCTGCAGGGCGTTACCGAGCACTTCCAGCTCTTCCAGCGATAGGTTTGACACATCCAGCTCGCGCTGCGTCTTGATCGCCGGCAGGTCGTCTGTGCCGCCGATAGCGACCTTTGGGCCATACTTCTTCGGCTTGCGCTGAGCGGCCGACCATTTGTAGGCGTCGATGGCCACGCGCGCCGCGTTTGCGTCAACCTTGCCGTCCAGAACTTTTTCCGCGATGTCGCCGATTTTGTCTGCGTCGTGATCGGCCTGATGGCCCCGGGCAAGCGCGTACTTCTCAGCGAATGTGGCGTGCTGCCCCAACCACTTCATGATCGTCGTGTATGTTGGCAGCTCCGGATCCTCGCGCAAGGTCGTCACCAAGCTGTTGCCTGATGCGATGCTTTCGCAGATCTGATCGCCGACTTCTTCGGTGTAAGTTGAAACTCCAGCCATGGTTCAGGGCCTTTCATGTTGATGGCCCCAAACATAGTTCATCTGCCGCCTGTTGTCACGCGGGTCGAGCAATCTTGGTCTGCGGGCATTGCAGCTTCTCCATATAAAGTTCGTGGTGTCTTGCCTTTGCCGCGATATAGACTGCGCTCGCCTCTTCCGGCGTATCAAACACTCCTAAGGCCATAAACTTCTTCTTGATCACGATGCTTGCCCGCCACCTATTTCTGCCGCTACGGGAAACACCAACAAAACCAGACGTGTTTTTCGTCGTAAGCTTCATATTTTGCTGCTGCTGGCGCTTCAAGATCGAACGAAGGTTCTCCAGTCGGTTGTCGTTCCTGACGCGGTTGATATGGTCGATTTCCTCTTCCGGCCATTCTCCGTGGACAAAAAACCATGCCAGTCTGTGGGCTAGGTAATTCTTCCCAAAAATCTTTATATTGATGTATCCATCAGGTCGCAAACACCCAGCCACATCACCGATCTTGGTTTTGTCGCTGGATGCGGCGATCCAATGGAACAGCCCCGTATCGGGGCTGTATATCAGATATTTTTTCAGTTTTTCGTGATCCATGCTATTCCTCTTGGACCATCATTTCGTTGCAATCACCGCAAACGATCCGTGTCCCCTTCTTGCACCATGCCTTAGTGTCGCAACATGGACAAGTGGTCTTCACCTTGGACAGGTCTTTCTTCTTTTCCGACGCCTCGCGCGGCGCGGTGAAGTATGGCAGGTCAAACGGCATCAGTTCCTGCATGGCCTTCACGAACGGCCCGCTCTCGTCGATGTAGTGCGTCATCTGGCGACCAGTCTGTGCACCGCCGGGCTCACCGGTGTTTGATGCGATCAGGCCCACGCGCTCCATCAGGCCGGCCCATTCCATGTTGTGGTGGCCGTTCTTCGACGGGGTGCCGTATTCCTGCTGCTCGAGGTGGGTCATCTCGTGAACCAAGGTGGCGAGCACCGCCTCGATGTTGCGGTCCATGCT